GATGCCACGCAGGAACCTATTCCGACGCAGCCAGGGGATGCCAGCCATGCGGTTGTGATGCCGTGGTTGATTGAGACCGCACACACGAAGGGTAATGGTCGATATGCGAGAAGCAGCCTAGATGTAAGTTACACTCAGACGACTGCCCAAACATTGGGTGTAGTCGGATTTCTGTGCAAGCAATATGGGGGCCAGGCAGACCCAAAACATATGTCGATTCCCCTTGATGCTCCGACTGGAACGATCACGACCTGGGACCATCACGCTTTTGTATCCGTTTCACCAGGATTTATTGCAGATATGCGGGGATCATCGAAAGCCAGTGAATTGACAGCCCCGCTCAAGTGCATAACGACGAGCGGAGCACATCACGCACTGTTGTCTGCTAATGCTTTCTTGACCTATTACTACAACACAATGCAGGCGAGCAGTCTGGATATGCCCATGCGTACGGTTACAGCTAAAGATCGAGCTGCTTTAGTTGGCGCTTTGGAAAAAATGACCGTTGAAGATCTGACATTCCGGATGCTGCAACCACACGAGATAGGTGCTGCGATGGCCTTTCCAGGGGACTATGTGGTTTTAGGGACTAAGCGTGACAAAGTGAAGCAGTATGGGAATGCGGTCACGCCGCCGGTTATGAAGATGATCTTGGAACGTTGTATGGCGACGTTTGCTTAGTTCGTACATATAAGGAATGTTATCGGACTATTGAGGGTATTTATTAGTCCAAACCCGTAGATGCTTGACCCAAGGGTGGTTTATGCTATGCTTTTACATATACAGATCGCACCTTTTGCTGTGGGTAAGCGAAGATCCTAGCGCGATCAAATCAATCAAAATAATCTGAGGGAACAAGGAGATATAAATGGAATTCACCCCGATAAAAATATCATCAGGGCCTGTCGATGTTATTCATTCTGGCTCAGTAATAACTTTTGCCGATAATCCATTGCATTTTACGTTCGGGCCAGAAGATGACATCATTGATTTTTTTGTTGAATTTGTGGACGAGGGCCTAGAGTTTAATGAACCCAGTACCGAATGGGAGCTTAATGGAGACACAAAGCTCACGGTCAGGCTTTATAATTTTAGGAAAACTCCTATTGGCATTGGACTTGGAAAACCAGTTCAAGTAGGTGAGTTTTTTAATCGGAAGTTATATTTAAATTTCCGAGTATATAGCCTTTCTGAAAGCACTGACGTGATCTTTTACTATACGTTTTATCTAGGTGGAGAGGAGGGGATCAATGGATAACGACCAGCGAGTCTACTTAGATATCAGTGATGAACTTATGAGGGATGTATCCATCCATAAAAATGTCACCGATGAGTACTTGTTTATCGCCACTGATAAGTTACGCTTATGTCTCATTGAGTATCAGGATATTCTTACTGCGAAAATAAAATGGATTGCTCCTGCAGGGCTAGTATTATCGTTTTTAGCTTCAATTGTAGCTGCAGAATTCAAGGACTCGTTAGGCCTCAGGGCCGATATCTGGGAAACCATTTTCGTAATTGGTTTAGTAGCTAGTGGAATTTGGATGCTTATCGCGCTGTATAAATTATGGGATTCTCGGAAAAAAGGCGACATAGAATTCCTAATACAACAAATTAGGAAGAAATAAATTGTGTTCCCCCGTAATCGGGTAAAACTGTTATTCGGAGCAACAGCGCTAAGAAAGAGATGCTCCTGTTTGTTTGTACACATAAGGCAGTTTATTGGTCTGTCTTTTTATGAACATATGTTTTGAATCTTGACATTTAATATTAGGTATTGTAATATGACGATGGTGAAGGGGGGCGGTGTTCCCCCACCTGGGCTTCCCAGGTATTCCACCCCACCGCCCCTTCGAACCGCAACTGAATAGATTAGGCAGACCCGATGTAGTTCGGGTCACTGTCGGAGATGAGCGCCCGGCGACGTTATGTCGTCGGGCGTTTTTTGTTTCTCAACGAATACGAAAGGATTAGGAAGATGAAGGAAATATTTGATTTCGATGCGATTTGGCGGACGCTGGTTGGCGCCTTGGTGGTCGGTGTGGCATGGGCTGCTGACCATGAGTCAGCGGTGATCACTACGGTGGCGATGGTGGTGGTTTGGCTTGTGAATGCGCTGGCTAAGTGGAAGGGCATTACGCTGGGGCGGGCCAAGCTGACAGCGGTGCTGTATGTACTGGCGATGGTCATGTCAGTGGCATTCAAATGGCAAATGCTGCCCCTGGCTCCGATCTGGCACGGGGATCCGGCTGCCTTTGCGGCTGCTTTGATCGAGTATGGGACGGTGCTGATCACCCTATCATCTGTGTATGTGGGTGGGGCAACAGCGATCTACAACATGCTCTTGAAGCAGGTATTCGATAAGTTGACGCCAAAGGCGCAGTGACATAGTGCCTTATGGGGGCTGATATGCCAGATTATGTGATAAGTCTTTTGGCTCAGATCCCGCTGGTGGGAATATTCGTCTGGTTTGTGTTGGTGTGGAGCGACCGGATGGAGAAGTCGGCGGAGAAGCGAGAGAAGGCCTGGCGTGAATTCTTGGAAGATCAAAGGAAGGCGGCCAATGAGGCAATTGGCCGCCTTGCAGAAGAAATCAAGGAGAATACGCAGCAGCTGGTTGCAGTAAAGACTATTGTCGATAGCCATGACCAGCGAATGGGGATGGCTGTCGCCGAAATGAAAGCGAGAAAGGATCGGTGAAAAAGTTTGATTGGCGTTTGATTGGGCAGCTGGAACTGGGGCTGGATCTGGATGATACGGTCCAGGATCCTGGCGCGCCGTCGTTTGAGGAGATCCAGGCTCGGAGTGAAGCGGCGCGGCAGTTGATGGAGAGGTTGGTAGTTTCTCCTGGGGCTGATGCTGATCGATGGGGTGAGACGCCACCGGCCTGGTTCGAGCACTTCTTGAAGCTGCGGGAATGGTTTTCGTGGCGGATTGCTTGTTATATCGCCTGGGCGGCAAGCCCGAAGCAGGAGCGCTGGCCGAAGACGCAGGAGGATCTGGCGAGGGAGGTGCTGGGGCTGGCGAGCTCGAGGCAGATCAGTGAGTGGCGCAAGAAGTACCCCAAGATCGATGATGCGATTGCGCTGATCCAGGCGGCGCCGTTGTGGGAACACCGGGCAGATATTTATGAGGCTTTGGTGGCGGTAGCGACTTCGCACGATTATAAGGGTCATTCGGACCGCAAGCTGGCGCTGGAGCTGCTGGGGGATTACGTGCCGAGGAGTAAGGTGGAGGCGAGCATTGGGGAAGCACGGGATCTCAGCGAGCTGACGGATGAAGAGCTGGATGCGCTGTCGGAGGGATTGGGCATAGAGGTGCCGGAGGACATAGATGGGGATTAGTAGTCCGACGTTGGTGATGGAGTCGACGCCGGAGGAAGCGTTGGCTGAGAGGGTGCTGAGGGAAAAGGCCAGGCGGCGTTTTGGCGGTTATATGCGCTATATGCTGCCGGAAACGATGGTGCCTAAGATTGTCCGCCATCATGAACTTTTGGCATTTTACCTGGACCAGGTTTGCTTGTATATTGAGTCCAAAGGGGCTGAGGGGATCGGGCGGCTGATGGTTTTCTGGCCACCCAGGTATTGGAAAACGCTGATGTGCTCGCGGTTGTTTCCGAGTTATTTATTCGGTCGAGTGCCGGATACCAGGGCGATCTTGACTTCTTATGGCGGCGCCCTGGCGTTCAAGAACAGCCGTAATGCGCGGGATTTCGTTACCAGCAAGAAGTACGCAGCGATATTTGGGGACAAAGCAGCCCGGGACATGCCACCGGTGGAGCTGGCCAAAGACGAGCGGAGCGTGGAAAGCTGGTCTTTGTCGAGTCCTTACCGAGGCGGCGTGCGAGCAGCTGGTGTGGGGGGTGGTTTGACCGGTGAGGGTGGACATTTGATTGTGATCGATGATCCCTTCAAGAACCGTGAAGAAGCGGAAAGCGAGCGCCGTAGAGATGAGATCTGGGATTGGTGGACGGATAGTGTTTATACTCGCCGGGAGGATGGTGCAGCGATCATCATTCCGCAAACAAGGTGGCACGTGGACGGGCTTTCGGGGCGGCTTTTGAAGAAGATGGCTGAGGATCCGTTGGCAGACCAATGGGAGGTGCTGTGTTTTCCCGCTTTGTGGGAAGCAGCTGAGGTGCCAGAAGATAAGTCTTTCGATGAGTACCATCGGGATAGACTGCGGGAGGGGGTATGGGTTGATGAACAGGATCCACTTGAAAGGAAGCCGGGAGAAGCCTTGTGGCCAGATAAGCACGATGCGCAGGAGCTGGCTATGATCCGGGCGAATATGGGGCCATATGGATTTGAGTCTCTTTACCAACAGTTGCCTTATTTGAGGAGCGGAGAATTCTTCAAGAGGAATTGGTTCACGATTGTCGATAATCCCCCAAAGCCTGATGATATTCTAGCCAGGATCCGGTATTGGGATAAGGCGGCTTCGAAGGGCGGTGACTTCAGCGTGGGGGTGTTGATGTGTGTGACGAAAGACAAGTTTTATTACGTGGAGCATGTGGTCAGAGGCCGGTGGACGCCTGGGAAACGGGATGAGGTCATTGTGGATACCGCAAAGATGGACCTGAAACGAAAGGGACCCAGGATGATCACCTGGCACCAGCAGGATCCAGGATCTGCGGGAAGGGACAGCGCGGAGGCAACGAACCGGAAGCTGGCGGAAGTGGGGATGCGAGCTCGATTCGAGCCTGTATCAGGGAATAAGGAAGTACGGGCTGATCCTTACAGCAGCATGTGCCAGGCGGGGTTTGTGAGGTTGGTACGAGGGGCCTGGAATGATCCCTTTATTGAGATCCACGTGGCTTTTCCGAAGGGCAAGTATGACGATGATGTGGATGCGGCAAGCAGCGCATTCAATGAGTTGGCGAAGCCGGTTGTGGAGAGCGAGATCTTCTAATTATGAACATACTGCAGCGGTTGGGTAACAGGATCAGCGGAGGGGTGACGAAGAAGGACCTGGCGTTGGTGCCGAGGTGGCGGCGTCATTTCTTATCACTGTTCGATGAGTTCGAAGATGTGGTGGATGTGGCCTATAAGAAGAACGCCACGGTGAACGCCTGCATGTGGATCTTGCAGACGACGTTCACGGAGCCGGAGCTGTGGCCTTGGGAGCGAGGGGATAATATCTACAAGTATAAGCCGATGCAGGGGCACGCGCTGCGAAAGCTGATGGTGAAACCGAACCAGGATATGGGGGAGGTGGAGTTCTTACAGTATGTGATCACCTACGCTCCGCTGGGGGGGAATGTTTATTGCTGGAAGCAGCGGGATAATGTGAGACGGGTAAAGGCGCTGTGGCCTTTCCATGATGGGAAGGTGACGCCGATTAGGGGGAGAAGCACCGCTGAAGGTGTAGTGGCTTATTACGTTTTGAGTATTGGTGATAATGAGCAGTACAACCCCTGGGGATTGGAGCGGTTCGACGAGAATCCTGGAGTAGCGATCCCCAAGAGCGAGATGATCCATTGGAAGTGGATGATCGACCCATCAAACCCGGAGCGTGGGATGGGCGCATTGGTGGCCAGCGCAGGGGACGTGAAGGTGGGGAATGAGATCCGGGAATATATCTATTCGTTTTTGAAGAATGATGCGACGCCGCCGATTGTGGTGACGATGGTGGAAGGGGATGAGGTAACTAAAGATAAGGTAGACCGGCTGAAGGAGCATTGGCAGGATACGGGAGGCGGGGAGAATAGGGGTTTGCCAAGGTTCTTGCAGGCGGGGATGACGGTTCAACAGTTGAGTTTCAACCTGAAGGATATGGAGTACAGCAGTCTGCGGGATGGGCCGGATACTGCGATTTGCAATGGGTTCCACATTCACCCGGCGACGGTGGGGACGATGGCGGGGCTGAAGAACAGCACTTTTTCGAATATTTCGGAAGCGAACAAGGCGCTGGCATTGCAGACCCTTGTTCCACTATGGCGGTCATTTGCCAGCGAGGTGCGACAGAGCCTGGCGGGGGAGGCGGGGTATGCAGATGACCTGACGATCCGTTTCGACCTGGCGCAGGTGCGGGCGATGCAGGAGAGCCAAACGGAGATAGAGAAC